AGCTTGATCACCAATCTGGAGACGACGCTGACCGGGGGCTCTGGCGCTGCTAATTTGCCGGCGCCGTCGTTTGACGGGTTGCAGTTCATGGTGCCCGACAGCGCCAATGTGGCGAGCCCGGCGTTCAATGCGGGTGGGATTGATCCGAGCGTGTATACGTGGTGGCAGAGCCAGGCGATCGGGATGGCGGGCCAGTCGTTCGCGGTGTATGGGATCTCGAATATGCGGCATCTGCTGAATTTGTGCATGAACAATAGGGCGATGGATCAGCCGGATATCATCGTGAGCGACATGAACTCGTACGAGCAGTACGAGGACACGGTGCTGCCGATGCTGCGGATCACCAACACGCGCTTGGCGGATGCGGGGTTCCAGAACCAGACGTTCAAAGGGATACCGATGGTCTGGACGCCGAGCATGGTGCAGAGGATGTACTTCCTGAATACGAGGTTCATCGAATTTCACTATGATCCGATGTACTTCTTCGACATGACGGAGTGGAAGGCGATCCCCAATCAGCCCAACGACAAGGCCGCGCAAGTCGAATTGGCGTGCTCGTTTGTCACAAGCCGAAGACGGGTGCTCGGCGTGCTCGACACCATCAACACCAATTAGGGGGCGTTGCGATGGCTAATCCAGGGAGGATGCAAGGCTTCACTACGGCGGTCACCGATATTGATACGTCGCCGCAGGAGTACTTGGGCGCGATCCGCTTTGACTACAATGCGGCGTGGAAGTACGTGCGGTTCAGCGGGACGTTGGCGACCGCCGTGGGGGATGTGTGCTCGTATGTGATGACGGATCAGACGATGACGACGGTGGACAGCACTACGAGCCCAGTGGGAGCTGGTGTCGCACCAGTGGCACACCCGCTCGGGTCGGTGACGTATGGGTGGGTGCAGATAAGGGGGGTGGTGACGCTGAGCACGGCGTTTGGGGCGGGTGCCGTGGGCAACAGCTTGACCACGTTGGCAGCGGCGAACAAGGCGGTGACGATCCCGGCGGCGGTCACGGCTGTGGCGGTCGGCTTCATCGTCAATGTGACGGCGCCGATCGTGATGTACGCCATGTTTCCCGACTGATTTGTCCGACAGGAGCGAGCGATGGCAGCGTCTTCCCAATCATCTGCGACCAGAGCTTCCAATGGAGCACCGGCCCCGCTAGCGGCGAGTGCCGTGGTGCTGGATACGCCGCAGCCGACGAGGATGGATGGGCGGTACGGGTACGGGATGCTGAGCGGTCAGTTCGTGAGTGCGAGTGCGGCGGGGAGCGCAGCGTTGTATGCGGACGCACTGAGTGTGGTGTCGGGGCACTTTCAGACGACGCCCCCACCGCGCATCACGGTAATGGCAACCGGTGCGGCCAACACCTACGCCTTTATCGCGATGGGGCGGGCGGTCTGATGACGGCTGCCCTTTGGCGAACGGAGTGAGCCAAAGTGGGGGTTCTCGCACAGGAGGATCTGAGAGACGAGGTGAGGTCGGCGCTGGGCAATCGCAGTCCCAGTGATATCCCCGATGTGCGGATCACGCGGGTGCTGAACTTGGCGCAGAGCCGGATCACGAGGGCGTACGACTTCAGCGAGCTGTCGGAGATCGGGTTCGCGCAGATGAACTTCACCAGGAATGCAGCGGTGGACAAGTATTTGATACCGCCACCGAGGACGAAGACGATCCACTCGTTCGTAGTGCTGGATACCAGCTCGCAGCCGGTGCCGGGGACGCCGCCGCCAACCGGAGCCATTGGCTCCTTGGGGCAGTCGCGGAAGGTCGTGGAGAAGCCGTGGCGGTGGTTCGACCAGAAGTACCCGGCGCCGGAGTGGCTACCGCCGGGATGGCCGAGCATCTATAAGCGGTTCGGGAACATCATCACGATGGTGCCGGCGCCGTTCCTGCAGTTCACTGCGATGTTGTCGTTTACGCAGTACCCGACACCGTTTGATCCGGCGAGTGAAGATCAGGTCAGCGATTTTGAAAATAAAGATGATGTGTTGATCAACTATGCGCTCGCGTATTTCTTCAAGACATTGGGGCGTGCCGATCGGGCGGCGTACTTCGAGGCGCTGGCGAAGGAACAGCTCGATGAGGCGATCGAGCGGGATGATACGAGGCCCGATATCGAGATCAGCCGGGATGTGCCGTCGATCGCGAGTGCGGAGGTTGGCCCCTATTGGGCGAGTCCATGGGTCAAGTACTCTCCATAGGGTTGTAGAAACGGCAATGACTAGTGGACCTCCTACGATAACGTACAAAAATTTAGTTGAAAAATGCATTCCAACTGAAAGCGGGTGCTGGGAGTGGCAAGGCTATCTCGACCGCGACGGTTATGCTGTGTCGGATCAACGTACTCACTACGGTACCACTAGAGCCCATCGTGTGCTGTACATGATGCTGGTCGGCCCGATCCCGGAAGGGCTGCAGCTAGATCATACTTGTAGGAACCGGCGTTGCATTAACCCGCTCCATATGGAGCCGGTGACGAACAAAGAGAATAGTCGTCGGGGCTCAAACATGGGACGTAGAAAAAGTCACTGCGTCAACGGCCACGAGTTTACTGTCGAGAACACCCTGGTAATCCACCGCCGGAGCGGACAAGAGCGGGTCTGCCGCGCCTGTATGGCAGCCCGAGCACGCCGTGACCGGGTGCTGAACCCCGAGAGGGCGCACGCGCGCGACAAGGCTGCCAAGCAGGCGAAACGCGCCAAGCGCCACCAGGAACCCACCCCGCAATGAGTGGAGAACAACCTCGCAGTGACACCAGTGGGGACTACATACCGACGCTGCCGGTGCCGGTGTTCGTGCCGCTGAGCACCTGGACCAACCTGCAGGAGGGGCTCGCTCCACCGGTCACGGGCAGCGTTTGGGACGGCGGCGCTTCGGTGTGGGACGGCGGCGCTTCGGTTTGGGATTGAGGTGGGCGCATGGCTTCAGCGATAGACCCGACTATGCCGGTGACCGGCACTCCGACAACGGCGTCGGTCCGCGCCAACTTCCTGGCTGCCCATAACGAGATCACCGCGCTGCAGAACGCAGCGCCAAGCGGTGGCACCGTTACTAGCATCACCGCAGCGGCGCCGCTGACTGGTGGCACGATCACTGCCAGTGGCACGATCGGGCTCGGCAATGTGCCGCCGGCTAATCTCGCTGGTGGGGTGGGGGCCAGCAATACGACGTTCTGGCGGGGTGACGGCAGCTGGCAGGCGCCGCCGACCAGCGCCCCCACTGCGGATACCGTGAATGCTGCAGTTACAGCTGCCGGGACCACTCAGGGTGGAGCGACGGGGCTCACCGCCGTGATCAACGCAGTCACACTCGGCAGTGGTGGTGTGGCGCTTCCAGTGCCAGCGGTCGGCGCGCATTACTATGTCCGCAACAGTTTGACTAGCGCCTTGTCGCTGTATCCGGCCTCCGGCGCCGCCATCAACGCGCTGGCTGCTAATGCTCCCGTCATCGTGCCGGCCGATACGACCGCTCTTTTGGTGGCTGTGACGGCTACTCAGTGGTACACCGTCCCATGAAACTGCTTGCTCTCGCATTGGCGCTATGTCTGGCGACGCAGGCCGCCCATGCCCAGGCGGTGGCCGGCCGGCCTCACCTGTTCACGGCTACTGCTGTCGGTGGAACGGCGAACGCGCAGACCGTCACAACGGGTGGTGGGTTCAACAACGTCGCGATGGACATCGTCTGCGCCAATTTCACCACGCCGAATACGGGTGCCGCCACGGTTTCTGTGGACGGCAAGTTGCCCGCGCTGCCGGTTCAGCGGCAAGTGGTGCCCACCGGGCTGGTGGCGCTGGGCGGCGGTGAGCTGACCGGGTACCAGTGTCTCCAAGTCAATACGGCCGGCACCGGGTTTGTGCTCGGCGGCGTGACGGGCGGGATCACGGTTCTCTCCGGCGCTCATCCGGTGACCGTCGCCGAGTGGACCTACGGGCAGACCTTCGTGTGCATCGCCGCAGGGTGCAATTTGACGTTTCCTGCCGTGAGCACATTGCCCAACCAGGGTGGGGTGAACCTCGCCACGGTGGGGGTACAGGCCACACTGACGCCAAATGCGGTGGATCAAATCAATACGGGATTGATTGAAGGCAGCACGGCAGCAGGCGGTGCGGTGGCGTTCCCGGCCGATACGCAAAGTCTTGTCGTGAATGGTGGGGCCAACGCGCTGAGCGTTCCGATGGGTCCGGTGCAGTACTTCCCGTTTGCTTGGCTGCCGGGGATGGATCTGAGCACGGCGACCAACGGGTTTGGTGTTGGGCGGACGGCGACGCCTCGCACCGTGTATGCGATACGGTGCCAGAACGACGTCGTGTCGAACGCCGGCTCGATGCAATTCTACCAGCAGACGGCAAGTGGGTTGATTGGAGCCGGGACGGCGATATCGTCATCCTTTAACATGGTGACATCGGCAGCGGGGACCGAGAGCGCGAACCTGCTGACGACTGTACCTACTGTTGTGCCGGCCAACTACTGGATCGGCGCTAAGGTCACCGGCGGACCGATAACTGCGGGAGCGGGGCGATGCAACGTCTCGTTTCGCTAGTTCTTTTGATGGGGGTGCTGCTGGTGTCGATGTCGGCCGATGCGTTCATCCTGCTGATGCCGACCGGCGGCGCGGTCGGTCCGGTGTGCCCGCAGGGTGTGATCATCGGAGCCACGCCCGGTGTCAGCATCGTCATCGCCGGGGCGACCGTCACTGACGGCATCGTCATCGCTTGCCATTGAGGGGTCGGATGAAACGGTTTCTGCTTGGTGCTGTGTGCGTAGTTGCGTTGGCTGCGGTGATTGCCTACGCCGCCGATACGCGGGCGCCCTACATGCTGACGCCGCCGTTCACCTCGGGGCACCTGGTGACTGCTACCAGCGACGGGCTCGGCATACAAGACAGCGGCTCGGGCGTCAGCAGGATCTTCCAGTTGACCTGGGGACCGGGGCAGAACCTGGCGACCAACACCCTGCCGATGGGGCAGACCGGGGCGGCATCGACTGCGGTGGCGGCGGTCTGCATAATCGGCAATGTCGCAGCCGGCGGCACGGCCAGCCTCGATGTTTACTATGCAGCGAGCGGCACGGCGCTCGGCAGCGGCACCAAGATCAGCACGACGCCATGCAACGCCAACGGCACGATCAACACCAGTCAATCCATGTTTAGCGGCAGTGTGGCGGTCCCGGCAAACAGCTTCTACGGCGTGGTCGCAACGGGCTTCGCTTCGGGCGCACAGCTCGGCAGCGGCATGGTGCAGTTGGCAGTCTCCACGCCATGAGACGGTTTCTGTTCTGTTGGCTGGCGCTGACCGCGGCGGTCGTCGCGGGGCTGTCGCTGGCGTCGTTGCATGCCAACATGGTGCAGATGCCGTTCACTACCGGTGGTGGTGGGCAAAGCATCGCGTCGGTTGCTCCGGCGACCGGGTCTTTTAGCAGCACTGCGGCGGCGGGGTCGCTGATTGCCGCTGTTGGCGTGACGATGAGCCCGGCGACCCCGGTGTTCTCCGGAACGGTGGCTCTCCAGCCTGCCTTGACTACCGATGCGGGTTGTACAGGTGCTACCGTAACCCCGACCACAAACTTTCAGCTGAGCAGCACGACGCTGCCGTCCAACCTGCAAACTGGATCATCCGCGCCACTAGCGGCGGGCACCTATTGCGTGCATCTGGTTGCGACCCAAGCCGGCGCCACCGGCTCGCCGTTCACCCAGGTTGTCGCGTTGACCAGCGCAGGGCCGCTGGCGTTGAGTGCTCACGGTGTCGGCGCCGTTGGTGGGGCGACCGCCTCGACCACTGCGACGATGACGCTCGCGGGTGTCGCGGCCGGCGACAGGCACATAGTGTTCTGGGTTTATTGCACAAGCAACTGCGACACCGGGAGCGGCACCCCGGTAGCAGCTTCGAGCGTCGCCGGAACACTGGGTTCCACCTGTGCCGAAGTGCCGGCTGTCCGGTTGGCGTTCATCAACAGCAGCGCCGGGGGATATGCTGTTATCGGGGGCGCGGTATGCGGCGCCACGACAAGCGCCGGCAGCGACACATTCACCGTTACGTTTGCCAGCGCCGTCCAATATGGTCATGTGTGGGCAGTCGGGTATAGCGGTGCTACGGTGGGTGAGGATACGGCATGCCGCATCACGACATCGTCGGCAGGGGCGGCACAAACCACCTGGTCGGCGACCACGACCGGCAATTTAACTGCTGCACCCGAAGCCATCGTGTCAATACTGGTCAATGGCGATGCTGCTGGGGTGCCGACTGCATCGACTGGAACCCTGCTGGATTATACCGCCCCCAATACTGGGCAGACCACACTGCACCGGATAGGCGGCCCGGCGGGTTCGCCTGCTACCTTGAACGGCACCTGGGCGGCGGCTTCATACTGGGGTCAGGTCATGTTGTGTCTGCATTGAGGCCATGCTGATGCAGACCGACGCTTGGCGGACGTTTGTCCTTGTTGCCGCAGCAATAGTGCCACAGATGGCGCTTGCTGCGGGTCTGCTGCACTCGCGCGGAGGGATGGTGCCCCCGCTCCCGTCACCCGTGTTCGATGCTTACCCGACCCCGGCGCCAGCTGCCTATGGCGGCGTTATCAAGATGCGCTCTGCTTATAGCGGGCCTGCCTTGCGGTTGGCACTGGGAAGCACTCCTGCTACGCAGCAGGATTTTGGCTGGATTACCAATGCGCGCGGTGTGCAGGTCGTCGACGATGCCGCAGTGCAGACGTGGCTCAACGCGAGCAGCACCTATGGTTGTGTGGTCACCGTCTATGATCAGAGTGGCAGTGGGCTCAATTTTACTTCCGGGGGCGGGTGCGGGGTCGACGCTCCTCTGTACAAAGGGGTGCAGGACACACATTTCCCGGCCCCCAACAACACCACGACGCTGCGTGAATGGCTTGGGCTGCCGAGCATAAATTTTTGGGCGCGCAACACGAATGCCGGCTCCAAAGTCTTCCTCAACATACCCTCCGGCGTCGTGAGCAATCGTCAAAATGCCAGTGCCATGCTCGCCACGACGCTCAACGACAGCCGCCCGATCGATGTTGTGCAGACCCAGCAGCTACTGGTGCTGCTGGGCGCGACCGCGCCGCAGCTTCTGTTCAACGACTATCAGAACCATATTGTGTACAGCGATCAGAGCACCGTGGTCGCCAGCGCGATCACGCCGTCGATCGATTGGCACGTCACCGGTTTCACCGCCGATGCGACAAACATATGCACTTGGGACGACAAGGTGTCCGGTTGCAATGCAAACACGTTTACGGCTGCGTCGCTTGCTGGGGGGTTTTGGAGTGGCGGATCTACCAACAATTCCTATGACGGAGACAGCACCGCTCTGATTGTCTGGGGCTCTGCCTTGACGAGCCAGCAGTATGCGGACCGGCGCGAGGCGCTAAAGGCGCAGCTTGGGATAGCAGCAGACCCGCAGTATCTCATCGTGTTTGATGGTGACAGCATCACCGAGGCTATTACCCAGAAATATGGCGAGGGATGGCCCCGGCGAGCAATTTCCAGAGTATGGGTCGACAAAGGTATCCGGGTCCGCGCTTACAATGTAGGTTACAGCAGTGCGTGTCTTGGAGCGGCTAGTGGCTGCACCTATAGCCCGGATAGTCTGACATCTCAGTTCAATATCAAGACCAAACCGGTGCTCGCCCAGAGCGGATACACCAAGAGCGTGCTGTTTACGTTTGCCGGGACCAACGATATTTATTTTGGCCAGACACCAGCGACTACCTCGGGATATTGGACTACCTATGAGAACAACGCAAAATCCGCGGTTCCTGGGGTAAAGGTCATTTTTGGCGGGATGATCTCCCGCGTCAATTTTGACGCGGCCTGTTATACATATGTCAACACCGTGGTCCCGGCTGGGAACTTTGATGAGGTCAGCGGTTGGTGGAATGACGCGTCGATGGGCTGCAAGAGCAGCGGTGGGACCAATTACAACAACACTACTTATTTTGCTGGGGATCAAACTCATCCGACCAACCTGGGTTATGATGTGGGTTCCGGGTACGCCGCAACGGCAATCGAAAGTCAGATCCCATGAGGGAGATTGAGATGAAAGCGAAGATCATGAAGCCGCGCGGGCGCAAGACGGTGGCGACGCACGGGATGCCGAAGAAGAAGGGGATGCCGCACATCGGCGGGGCGATGGGCAAGAAGAAGGGCGTGCCCAAGGGCACGCGGGCGCACACGTTCACTGCAAGCTTGAGCAAGGATAAGTAGCATGGCAGCGAAGCATCAGGGGTCGAAGCGGAGCCACCCGCAGCACGACAAGAAGGCGATGCCGGGGACGGCGGCGGCGAAGTCGACGCACCCACCGAGAAAGCCGCCGAAGAAGCCTCCGATGTACTCGGGGCGCGGCAGCAGCGCGGGCCACTAATGGCTTCGCTTCGCTCAGCCATTAGGCTATTGCCGACCGAAGGGAGGCAATAATGCCGACGATATCGGTGTTCAATCCTCGTGGGTATTCGATTGACGGGATACACGAGGTGATACCGGGGGCGGTAGCGCAACCAACGGGGGTGACCAACAATACCAACACGACGCGGAACCACAATGTAAAGGTCAATGCGACGGTGACTGCGGTGCCGTCGAGCGATGGGCGGGTGCTGATGTCGGTGAGCGGCATAGTGCCGTGAGGACGTTAGCTCTTCCTGTGCCGACGACGCCGTTCGATGTGGCGCTGACGACGCAGCTGCGGGTGCTGCAGCTGCCCGAGACGGGGACGACGGCGGAGCGGCCGGTGGTGCAGCTGTTCATCGGGCAGATGTTCTTCGATGTCACGCTGGGTGTGCCGGTGTGGTGGCAAGGGGGGCATTGGGTTGATGCCAGCGGAGCAGCCACTTGATTACGGCCCGCCGCATCATATACAGATGCTTGCAGTGCGGGTTTCGATGGGCTGCCCCAATAGGACCAGTGGTGTGCCCTGCATGTAATTCTCTTTATGTCGAGCGCAGTGATGCAGACCAGCATTGTTGAGAGGGATGCCCAACGTACTCAAGCGAGCGCAGCGAGCCTGAAGGAGCAGGTTAAGAAGGAGCGGCTGCCCGTGCTCGACGGGGGGCTGAATACGAATGCGAGTGCGAGCGAGATCGCGCCGAATGAGAGCCCGGCGATCGTCAATTTGTTTGTGGTGCAGGGCCAGCTGCGGGTGGATACCGGATACAAGACGCTGGGAGCTTTTGACGCCGAAGGCGTCAAGGGCACGCCGCAGAGTGTGTTCCAGGTCAATCACTCGGATGGGACCGTGGATACAGTGCTGATTACGACGAAGGCGGCTTACCACCTGGATACGACCGGTGCGTGGGTGGATGGGGCGCCGTTCACATTGAATGGGGAGGTGAATACGCCGGTTTCGATGGTGTCGTACCCGCCGTTCGATTGGGTGATCATCACCAACGGTATAGATCCGGTGTTCTACTTCTATCTGGGGCAGTTTCATGTGCTGCAGTTCGACGTGCCGAATATCGTGTGCCGGTCGTTGGGCGTGTTTCACGAGCAGCTGCTGCTGCAGGGGCTGACCGAGGGCGGGGTGCGGCACCCGAGGAGGGTGCGGACGAGCGACGCCGGCAATCCGCAGGCGATCAGGACGATCATCGAGGGGGCCGATACGGGGATACAGGCGATCTATGACCTGCTGGATACGGATGATGATATCCATTGCGGGTTCCTGCTGGGGCAGTGGTATATCCTTTATCGGCATACGTCGATCATGCGGGCGACGTATCTGGGGGTACTGAACCAGATCCTGTTCTGGGAGTACATGATCCAAGGGGATGGGGCGCAGTCGGTGCTGGGCGTGGCCCCGATCACGATCGCACGGACCCCTGCAATTCATGTGGTGGTGGGCGCATTCAATGTGTATGCGTACAAGGGCGATTATGCGCTGGAGCCGCTAGCGGATAACATTTGGCAGCAGCATTTCAGCGTGACCAGCAACCTGAACCAGATGGCGAAGGGAAATATCTGGGCGCAGTACGTTGCGAACTGGCATGAGGTGTGGATCGGCATCCCCACGGGCGAGTACACGATACCGGATACTGTGTTGAGGCTGGCGCTGGGAGGGAAGCCGTGGTGGTTCGTGAGGCGGTTTGTGGATCAGTGGCT